CGCACGAGGGCTTCGAGGCCATCGAGTGCGGCCGGTGCGGCGGTTCGGGGGAGGAGCCAGCAGCCGCAGACGGCGCGCGCTCCGGAGGCGACGATGCTGACGGTCGACCAGATCATTGACGTGTTCAAGCTGAAGGCGGCGATGGACGCGGTCCCGACGCCCGACGTCCCCGAGCAGCGCCGCTGCGAGCTATGCGGCGTGGTGTTGCAGAACGCCCGCGCGGCGTCGCACGCGTGGTCGCGGCATCATGCGGCGTTCGTCGTGATCGACCGCCGCACGCGCGCGGGATGGGTCCCCGAGGCGCACCCGGACTTCTCGCGGTACGCCCAGCGCCACGGCCTGAGCCGCGAGCACGAGGTGATCCCCGCCAACTCGGTCACGGTGAAGTCCTGGCGCGACGCAGACGAGGTGCAGAGCCTCGAGGAATGGCTCGCGAACGAGGTGGCGAGCCCCACGCTCACCACGCGCGAGCGGCGGCGCACGCGGCGCGCGCTGTACCACGTCCGCGAACTGCTCGCGGCCGCGCGCCAGGTCCGCGCGGGCGCCCCGTGGTGGCTCGCGTGGCGCATGGCCGAGTCCGCGAACATCGACGTGATCTACACCCGCGGCGGGCCGCTCGAGAGCATCCCCGTGAAGCCGCGTGAACCGGGCAACCCGTTCTGGACGCGGATGGTGCGCACTTGAGGTACGACCCGGACCGCTGGCGCTGGCGCATGGAGCAGCGCGCGGAAGAAGACCGGAGACTCCGGCGCGCGGGCCGTGTGTGGGCGCGGCTCTTCGAGGCCGGCGGCGTCACCGAGCCCGCTGACGAGACCAAGTACAAGTGCGACCTGCACGCGCTCTCGGCCGCGCTGTGCCTGCAGCACGGCGACCCGCTTCCGGCGACGCGGACGGCGCCGATCACCGCGGACGAGATCCGCGGCCGCTGCGACTCCGCGCGCGCGACGCTGGTGGACCTGCATCCGTGGGGCGCGGACCCCGACGGCGACAACGACATCCCGTTCTGAGGTGACCATGGCGCGCGAGAACCTGTGGATCGTGTGGACGCACAACGACCTGGACGACCTCGATTCCGACGAGGTGAAGCTTCGGGTGCGGACGCGGGGTGACGCGCGGGCGATCGCCGCCGCGCTGCGCGACCACGGCGCACCCGTCGTCACCGCCGTCGGCATCGAGCGCGACGACGGCGAGCGCGCGTACGACCAGTGGGAGCGGCGCGGGAAGACCTGGGTGCAGACGCGGCGGCGCGGGCGCTCGATCCCGTCGCTCGACGACAACCCGTTTTGATCCAGAAAGGAGCTGAGAACATGGCCGTCAAAGTCGTGGGGGAGCCCCCGCCGAACCTGCGCATCCACTGCGCGCGCTGTCGCCACGTGCTCGAGTACGCGCCCGAGGACGTCGCGCGGGAGCCGGTGCTGAACTTCCTCGGGCTCCTCGCCGGGTACAACCTCGCGATTCGTTGCCCGCGCCCCGAGTGCCGGTGCAACAACGTCGTGGGCGAGGAGAGCGCGTGAGCGGCCCCAAGAACCCGCTCGGCAGTGCGCTCCCGTTCGAAGCCATCCCGTGCGTCGTGGTCCGGACCCACGTCGGGACCTACGCGCTCATGGGCGAGGCCCTCCGCCCGCCGTCGCTCGCGGACCTGTTCCGGGCGCCGCCGTTCCCGCTCGGGCCCGTCCGTCGACGGCCGCCGCCGTACGTCGCCCTCGACGCGCGCGGTCACCCCGTCACGGCGGCGGACCTGCGCGACCGCATCGAGCGGCAGAAGCGCGCGGGCGACTGGTACGCTACGGTGCCGCTGCCATGACCGTCGCGTACGACACGGACCGGCTCGCGTGGGCCCTCGCGGTGCTCACGGACTGGCCGCTGCTCCTGTGGCGCAGCGAGCTCGCGCGACACGGCGTGGCGCGGCTCGTGGTGGACGCGGCCGGCGGCTTCGCGGCGCCGCAGCACCCGCCCGCGGGCCGGCCGTGGTACGCCAACCTCACCGAGACGGCGCCCGCCGACGCGTGGATGCGTCTCGCGGCCGCTGGGCTCGTGCCGCTCGACGCGGTAGACGACCCGCGGCGGCGGTTCGCATGTAGTGAATGCGTGGGTCGCGGCGGCGTCGGACATCCCGCGTCGAGCGCCGGCGGCATGGACCCGACCGAAGCGTGGTGGGATCCGTGCGGCGTCTGCGGTGTCGAGTGTGACGCGTGTGGCGGTACGGGGACGGACGCCAGCGCCACCGGCGGAGCCTGCTCCGCGTGCGTCGGCGGCGTGGTCGGGAGCGGGACGGTACCGCACCCCGCGACGGTCGTCGACTGCGTGGCGTTCGCCGCGCGCTGGCCCGAGGTCATCGCCGCGGAGGAGATCGCGCGGGTCTACGTGGCGTCGATCGACATCGCGGGGCCGCGGCCCTCGAACGTCGTGTGGCGCACCGGGCCCGCGGGCGAGTCGGAGCCGTTCAGCATCGAGGAACGCACACCGCTCAGCCTCGTGGACACCATGGAGCGGTGGCCGGCGACGTGGCGATGGCACGCGACGTTCGCGCACGAGGCGACCGCCCAGCTCGCGCGCGACCCCGCCGGGTGGTCCGCTCTCATGGCGGCGTGGTGGCCGGTGTTCCGTCCCACCGAGGCCCCTCGCAGCCCGCGTCTCGAGGCCCTACGCGACCTCGCCGCGACGGGCTTCGCGATCGCGGATCTCACCCCCGACGTGATCACGCTGCGCGCGGCACCGCCGCCGTAGTCCCGCGCGAGTAGACAAACCGCGGCAGTTTCTGAAACGCGCGTCCGACGGAATCACAGCGGTTCCGCGGAGCACTCTGCGCGAAACTTGACGTCCGCGTTCGGTCGACCGCCCCAATCCCCTCGCGGGCGGGCGCGGCACGTTTCGTCAACAGCGTCAAGCTTCCGGCCGCGGGTTTGTGTCGACGCGCGCACCGGCGCTATTTACCCGGTGTGGGTGCTGGACAGAACCACGGTTCTAGTGTCTCGCCGGTGGCGGCGGGTGAGCCGTGCGCGTGCGGCACCGGATGCGGGCGCACCGCGGCCACGGGGCGCGACCGGCGCCGCGGCCTGAGCAACGCGTGCCGGGAGAAGTTTCGCCGCTGCGGACTCCCGCTCCCGGCGATGTCCGCGCCCGGACCGCGCCCCTGGACGCGCGCCGAGCGGCTCCGCGCGTGGGTCGCGATGCTCCCGTCGGACGTCGCGGCGGACCTGCTCGGCGCCCTCGTGGCGCGGCTCCCGGAGGCGCATGCGCACCTGTCCGGGGACGATCCGCGCGCGATCCGTGGGCAGCAGGCGACGGAATCGGACGGCGCTGTGGATCACATGGGAGTGGATCACCGTGAGTAGCGGCGGTAAGCAGACGGCGCGCATCGCGGAGATCACCGCCGAAGAGGCGCGGGCGCTCGACCTGCGGATCGCGGGCAACTCGATCCGGCAGATCGCGGAGGCGATGCAGATCCCGTACACGACGGCGCACCGGCGCGTGTCCGAGGCGCTGGCGAAGTCCGACGACGCGATGCGCGAGAAGGCCGCGGAGCACCGCGAGCTCGAAGCCCAGCGGCTCGAGCGCGTGACGCGCGAGGTGCTCCCGCTCGCGCTGGGCGAGATCGACGTCACTCCGGGACCCGGACCGGACGGCGAGCCGCCGGCGCGTGTCGAGATCGAGGAGGCGACGGCGCGCACGCAGATCCGCGCCGCGCTGGCGATCGTGAAGCTCTCCGAGCGGAAGGCGAAGATGCTCGGCCTCGACAAGCCCACGGTCGTCGACGTGAACGTCACGCCGTCGGAGTTCGACTACTCGAAGCTCTCGCCGGAGGAACTCCTCGAGGCCAAGCGGCTCCGCGACAAGGCGCGCGGGGGATGACCGTCGCGGCGGACATCGCCACGGCGGAGGACGTGCCGACGCTCGACGACGTCGCGCTCGATCGCGCGCTCGTGAAGCAGTTCGGACTCGCGATGTTCGTGCAGCTCGCGTGGGGCGAGGTCGAGAAGAGCTCGCCGCTCGTCTGGTCGTGGCACCTCGACGAGATCTGCGCGACGCTCGAGGCCGTGACGCGCCGCGAGGTCCGCGACGTCGTCATCAACGTCCCGCCGGGGTGCAGCAAGTCGCTGGTCGTCTCGGTGCTCTGGCCGGCGTGGCAGTGGACGCTCGACCCGGGGCACCGGTTCATCGCGACGTCGTACGCCGAGAAGGTCGTGCTCCGCGACGCCGAGCGGATGCGCTCGCTGGTCAAGAGCGCGTGGTACCGCGCGCGCTGGCCCGACGTCGAGATCCCGAGCGGCAAGGCCCAGAGCGACGCCGTCGGCGTCTACCGCACGACCAAGGGCGGGATGCGGTTCTCGACGACGGTGCGCGGGCAGCTCACGGGCGAGCACTGCGACACGATGATCGTCGACGACCCGATCGACCCGCTCTCCGCGGCGGCGATCTCCGGCGTCGGGCTGGACGAGATCATCCGGTGGTGGCAGGGAACCGCGTCGACGCGGTTCCGCAACCACGCGAGGAGCGCGCGCGTGCTGATCATGCAGCGCGTCCACATGCGCGACCTCGCGGCGCATATGATCGCCGAGGGCGCGCACGTGCTCTGCCTGCCGATGCGCTTCGAGCCGAACCACGCGCACCGCTCGCCGCGCGACCGCCGCACGCGCGAGGGCGAGCTCCTGGTGCCGGAGCGCATCGACGCGACCGAGGTCGCGAAGCTCGCGAAGAAGCTCGGCGGGTACGGCGCCGCCGCGCAGCTACAGCAGCGCCCCGCGCCAGAGGGCGGCGGCATCTTCAAGCGCGAGTGGTTCCGGTACTGGACCGCGCTCCCGCCGGGCGGCGTGTGGTCGCTCTCGGTCGACTGCGCGTTCAAGAGCGAGGCGGACAGCTCGTACGTCGTGCTGCAGGTCTGGTACGCGCACGGCGGGAACTTCTACCTCGTCGACCAGCGGCGCGAGCAGATGGACTTCCCCGCGACGCTGCGCGCGCTCGTCGCGTTCGCCGCGCAGTACCCGCAGGCGATCGAGAAGCTGATCGAGTCGAAGGCGAACGGGCCCGCGATCGTCCAGGTGCTTCGCAGCAAGCTCCCGGGGCTGATCGAGATCGAGCCCGACGGCGGCAAGGAGGTGCGTGCGCGCGCCGTCTCGCCGACCGTGGAGAGCGGCAACGTCTACCTGCCCGACCCGGAGGACGCGCGCTACGACGACGGCCGCCGCGGCGCGCCGTGGGTCGGGCCGCTGCCGCCCAAGGAGCCCGACGTCGAGACGTTCGTCGGCGAGGCGATCACGTTCCCGCGCGCGCCGACCGACGACCAGGTCGACACCATGACGCAGTACCTCAACCGCGCGGCCGCGAACTCGACGCTCGCGCTGCTCGACGCGCTCGCCGCGATTCCACAGTGAGGCACCACCGATGTCCCGAAAGAACCGCGGCCTCGTCCGCACCGCAGTGAGCGCCGTCGCCGAGCGCGCGACCGGCTTCGCGCACGAGGTCGCGCGCATGACCGTGGACGGCTGGATGAATGCTACCACCCAGGTGGGCTCCGCGTTCGGCCGCACGTCGTTCACGCACGTGCCCGACGCGCGGCTCTCGCTGCGCGCGCTGAGCGACCTCTACCACCACGACGCGTTCGCGCAGCGGATCTGCCTCGCGTTGCCCCGCGAGGCGACGCGGCGCGGGTTCCGCGTCCCGCTCGACGACAAAGACGCGGAGACCGCGCTCAAGGCGAAGCTCGAGGCAATCCAGCTCGCGCCGACGCTCTTCGCCGCGTGGACCTGGGGCCGCCGCGACGGCGGGTCGCTCATCTTCGTTCTCGTCGACGACGGCGCCGAGGACCTTCGCCAGCCACTCGACTGGAACAACATCCGTTCCGTCGACGGGCTCATGGTGATCCCGCGACGCCAGGTCAACCCCGCCGCGTGGGACCGCGATCCGCTCGCGCCGGGGGCGCACGCGGGCGAGCCGTCGGCATACCGCGTCGTCGCGACGTCGGGCGCCCACAGCGCGAGCGTCGTGATCCACGCGTCGCGGTGCATCCGCTTCGACGGCACGCTCACCGATCCCGAGCGTAAGCTGAACAACCAGGGCTGGGCGGAGTCGCTGCTGCAGCTCGTGTACGACAAGCTCCAGCAGTTCAACGCGACGTCGGCGGCGACGTCGACGCTCGTGCAGGACGCGTCGCAGTTCGTCATCTCGATGAAGGGTCTGGCGCAGACGCTGAGCGCCGACACCGAGGACAAGTTCAAGCTCCGCATGCGCATGATCGCGTTCGCGCGCGGCGTCGCGCGGGTGCTGCTGATCGACGCCGAGGAGAAGGCCGAGCGCGTCGAGGTCGGGGCGCTCGCGGGCCTCGCGGACCTGCGCACCAAGGACATGCAGGAGCTCGCCGGCGCGGTCGACATGCCGGTCACGATCCTCATGGGCACGAGCCCCGCCGGGATGAACGCCACCGGGGAGTCCGACACGCGCGGGTGGTACGCCAACGTCGAGGGCGAGCAGAGCAACTACCTCCGCCCGAAGATCGAGCGCGTCGTGCGGATGATTCTGCGCGCGAGCGATGGGCCGACGGGCGGCGTCGAGCCGCCGGCGTGGTCCGTGGAATTCGCGCCGCTCTGGCGCATGACCGACAAGGAGCAGGCGGACCTGCGCAAGCAGGTAGCCGACACGGACAACGTGTACATCACGGCCGGGGTGCTCACGCCGGAAGAGGTGCTCGAGTCGCACTTCCGCCCGGACGGCTGGACCGCGGAGTACTCGGTCGACCTCGAGGCGCGGAAGCTCGCCGCCGCGAGCGGCGACGCACCCGAGGGCGAGGATCCCGCGGCGGGGATGCCGGCGCCCGAGGGGCCGAGCATCGACGAGCAGAAGAAGGTCATCGACGCGGTCGCCGCGCGCGAGATCCCGCGGGACACGGGCGTGATGCTGCTCGCCAACGCGGGCATGGATCCCGAGGCCGCGGACGCCGTCATGGGCGAGGTCGGGCACACGTTCTTCACCGCGCCGGAGCCGGACCACGAGGCGCAGATGGCGGCGCTGCAGACCAAGCACGCCGAGCTGCAGCGGTCGCACCAGGGCACCCAGCAGTACCTCTCGCGCGTCCTGGAGAAGAACAAGGCGGGCGAGCTCGTCGTGGGCTCGCTGATCGCGAAGCCGCCGACGGGCGCCGAGCCCGGGGAGACCCTCGAGGAGGGTGACCGCGTTCCGGTCGCGCCCGACGACCCCGAGGCCGCGGCCGCCGGTGGCGAGCCGCCCGCCGACGCGGAGAGCGCCGGGGCCGCGCCCGTCGAGATGACCGCCGGCGGGGAGCCGGCGAGCGACGACGTGCCGAACGACGACGCGGAGGGCAACTGGCTCCGGCGCGGGCGGCCCGAGTGATGGAACGCTTCGACTACCGCGCGGGGCTCGTCGCAAAGCAGGTCGAGTACACGACGCGCTCGGGCAAGCGCGCGACGCGGACGTATTGGGTGCGCGGCCCCGACGCGCAGAAGCCGAAGCCGCGCGAGCGGGCGCGCGCGCAGCCACCGGCCCATGCGCAGGCACCCGCGCGTCCGGCTCCGCCGCCGACCCAGTCGCGCGAGGCGCCGTCGGATCTGCCGGCGTGGACGCGCAACCTCTCACCGGCGGCGCAGGCCGCGGTGCGCGAGACCCTGGCGCGGGGGGCCGGCCCCGCGCCGACGCCGGCCGCCGCACCGGCGAAGAGCGAGATGCACCGCGCGCTCGAGGCGCGGCTGGGCCGCGAGCTGACTCCGAACGACGTCGCGCGGATCACCGGGCGACCCGCGCCGGCATCGACCCCGGCGCGCGCGGCGCCGTCGGCGCCCCGCCCCGCCCCAGCACCCGCCGCACCGCGCCCCGCTGCCCCCGCAGCGGCGCCCTCGCGCCCGGCCGCCGCGCCGTCGGGGCCACCGACGCGCGAGAACTTCACCGCCGGCATCTCCGGCGCGGGCGGCGACGCGGAGTTCGCCCACGACATGACCACGGACTGGGTGCGCGACGTGCACGAGACCAACGCGCTCGCGATGGGCATGACGGCGGCGCGGGTGTTCGGCGTGGACTACGCGAGCACCGAGGCGCGGCTCCGCGGATCGCGGCAGCAGGGCTCGCTGACCCACGAGGAGCGGCTCGCGAAGGCCCGGCGCGTGGCCGCGGACCCGGCGGCGGAGAGCACCGTGCGCGCGATCGCGGCGGTGTCGCAGGCGGCGCACCCCGCGGACGCCGACGGGATGGTCACCCTCTATCGCGGCGTCGGCAACGCGCGCGACAACGGCGACGGGACGCACACGTTCGGCACCGACGCCACAGCGTCGTTCACCGAGTCGCGCGACGTCGCCCACCGCTTCGCGCGCGAGTACGGCGGCCACGTCGTCGAGGTGCGCGTCCCGCGCTCGGCCATCGTCGCGTCGCACCGCGCCGTGCCCGCGATGGCGGGCGACCGCGCGCACGGCGAGCAGGAAGTGATCGTGGCGAGCCGCGGCGCGTTCACTGGCCGGAGGGTCCAGTGATCGCCGCCGTGGTGCTCGTTCTCGCCGTCCCGCCGCTCGTCGCGTGGAGCCTCGCGGGGTGGACGGTGCAACGGCGCCGTCGACGTGCGGAGGCAGCAGCTGCGCGCGCGGAGGCGCAGCGGGTCGCGGCGTTGCGCGAGGACGTGGAGACCACGCCCGAAGTGCGCGCGGCGAAGGCGTACGGCGGGTGGGCGCCGGGCGCGAACGGTGACGCGTGACCCCGCGCGCGGAACGCGCCCTCACGCGCGCGCAGCTCGCGGCCGCGGGTGCGAAGCGACGGCCGGGCACGACGCTCCCCGCGGCGGAGCTGCCGCACGCCGGCGTCGTGGCGCACACGCGGCTGTGGCTCGACGTCTCGCGCGCGATGGACGAGGCGATCTACGCCGCGCTCCGCGACGAGGGGTTGCGCCTCGACGCCGAGGGCGAGGGGCCGCTGCTCGCGGGCCCCGCGCGCGTGCGCGTGGTGGAGGAGATCCGGCGGCGGTTCGCGCAGCTCGCGGGGCGGAAGCAGCTCGTGGGGCGGCTCGACGCGATCGCCGCGCGCGTCGGGAAGATGTCCCAGCGGCAGTGGGACGCAGCGCTGAAGAAATTCGGCGTGACCCCCGCGGACGTCGACATGGCGAAGCACGTCGGGAAATTCCGGCGCGAGAACGTGAAGCTCATCACGTCGCTCGCCGCGGACAAGGTGCGGCGCGTGCGCTCGGTGCTCGCGGAGGCCGGCGTCGGCGCGCGCCCGGAGGACATCGCGAAGCGCATCCGCGAGGAGACCGGCGCGACCGAGAGCCGCGCCGCGCTGATCGCGCGGGACCAGACGCTGAAGCTGTTCGCGCAGGTGACGGAGGCGCGGCACGCCGCGGCGGGCATCACCCAGTACGAATGGAGCGCGTCGATGGACGCGCGCACCCGACCGGACCACAGGGCGCTGAACGGCCGCGTGTTCTCGTACGCCGATCCCCCCGTCGCCGACACGCGCACGGGCGAGCGCGCGAATCCCGGCACCCAGTTCCAGTGCCGGTGCGTGGCCCTGCCCGTCGTGCCGACCGGGTAGCGCGGCACGCGGTTGCGGCACGCCCGTAGCTGGCGAGCACGCGCCCGCGGCCCGCACGCTTCGGGTGCATGGCGGCGCAGCGACCGAACGCATCGGACCCGCGGTTCGCGATCGTGGACCAGGACGGCAATGTCCTCGGCACGGCCGACAACCCGCTCAAGTTCGACCAGAACGCGACGTCGGTGACGTTCGAAGCGGTGCAGACCGCGCTCGCCGCGGCCGACGGCGCCGTCGACCTCAACGACCAGAGCGTGACCGGCGTGGATGACCTCGCGGTCGGCGGCGACGCCACGATCACCGGCGCGCTGGCGCTCCTCGGAGCGTTCAAGGGTACGGTCGCGGACGCGGGCGCCGCCGCCGCGTCGGGCACCGTCAACGCCCACTTCGGGACGTTCACGGTGGCGTCGGGCGGGTCGGGCTACGTCCTGACGAACAACAAGATCACCGCGTCGTCCCTGCTGTTCTGCATGTGCATCTCGGGCGCGGTCGCGCGCTCGGTGTTCAGCTTCATCCCGACGTCCAACACCGGGACGCTGTTGCTCTCGGGCGCCGCCGGGGCTGACAGCAAGTTTGCCTTCCTCGTGGTGACGCCGGCATGAGGGAGCGGCGCCTCGAGATCAGCCGCCTCGACGCGAAGCGGCGGACGCCGCAGGGCGGGTTGCGCATCGACGCGACGCCGACGCGCACGGGCGTGCTCGAGTACTCGGACGCCGCGGGCAAGACCTGGCGCGAGTACCGGCCGGCCGAAGAGGTATTCGCGCCCGCGTCGCTCGAGACGCTCCGCGGCGCGCCGGTGACCGTCGGGCACCCCGACGTCCCGGTCACCGCGGAGAACCACAGCGAGCTCTCCAAGGGCGACGTCCGCGACGACGTGCGCCCCGACGGCGGGCTCGTCGCCACGACGGTCCAGGTGCAGGACGCGAAGACCGTCGCCGCCGTCGATCGCGGCGAGCTCGTCGAGCTGTCGTGTGGCTACGAGTGCGACGTCGACCCGACGCCCGGCACGACGCCCGACGGCGAGCGGTACGACGCGGTGCAGCGGAACATCCGCTACAACCACGTCGCCCTCGGCCCGAGCGGGTGGGGGCGGGCGGGTTCGCAGTGCGCGTTGCGCCTGGACGGAGGCGCGCGCGTCGCGCTGCCGCCGGTCGCGCGGACCGATTCCACGACCACGAGGGTGGGAATGAAGAAGCGTACGGTTCGGGCTCGGCTCGACGGCAAGGAACAGACGTTCCGCCTCGACGAGATGGTTCCGCCTCCGGGCGCCTCGCCCGAGGACGAGAAGCGCGCCGACGACGGCGTCGAGGCGCTCCAGGGCGTGCTCGACGGGATCACGGGGCAGCTGACCGACGCGCTCACGGCGCTCGCCAAGGCGAAGGGTGAGTTGCAGGCCAAGGCCGCGATCGCCGCGGCGACGACGGTGCCGCCGGCGGACGGCGCGGGCGAGGGGGACACGATGGATCCCACGGACGAAGTGATGGACTCGCACGTCGCCAAGCGCGACGCGCTGCGCGCCGACGCGCGGCTGGTGCTCGGGTGCTCGGCGGAGGACGTCGCGAAGATCCCGACGAAGGACCTGGCCGACAAGGTCATCGCGCACGTGCTGCCGGGCATGAAGCTCGACTCGCTGGACGCCAAGGCGCGCGGCGAGATCTTCGCCGCGGCGGTGGCCGGCGCGAAGCAGGCCGCGGAGAAGCGCGCCGATGCGACGCGGCGGGTCGTTCCGCTGCCCCAGCGCAACCCCGCGCTCGCGCGCGCCGCGGAGATCGTCGCGCGCGCCGACTCCAGCGACGGCGAGGCCGCGGACGCCGGCCCGACGGCCATGGTCAAGAGCCGCGAGCAGCAGCGGGCCGACGCCCGCAAGAGGGCGATGTAATGGCAACCTCCGTCCAGACGACCTACGACGACTTCCCGGCGATCGCCTACGCGGGCCAGCTCGCGCACGACGGCGGGCAGGGCCACGACGTCGCGAGCGCCAACAACTCGAACGCGACGGCGATCACCGCCGGCCTCGTCGTGCTGCGCTCCGGCGACCGACTCGTGCGCCCGATCCTGTCGACCGACGAGCCGACCGCCGACCCCGACGCGATCATCGCGTCCGGCGTCGCGTCGGCGACGACGCGCCAGACGATCACCGGCGCGTCGCTCAACGGCGTGATCGGGCAGCTCGAGATCTCGCCGCCGCTGAACGTCACGCTGACGTTCAACTCGCACTCCGACTGGAACGACACGACGATCATCGTCAAGGGCCTCGGCGCCTACGGCGAGCCGATCTCGGAGACGTTTCTGGTCAAGGAGGGCGGCAACGAGGTGCTCACCGGCGTGGAGCACTTCTCGTTCGTCACCGCCGTGATCGTGCCACCCGGCACGTCCACCAACGGGACGCTGCTCGTCGGCACCGGCGTCTCCGTCGGCCCGATCGGGCGGCTCGCGGCCGGGATCGCGGTCTACGACATGGCGCGCGAGCCGGGCACGTACGCGCAGTACGAGCGGCTCTCGGTCCTCAAGCAGGGCCGCGTGGCCGTGAGCGCCGAGGCCGCGGTCACCGAGGGGATGCCGGTCTACGTGCGGTTCGTCGCGACCGGCGGCGAGGTGCGCGGCGCGATGCGCGCGGCGCCCGACTCCACCGACTGCGCGCTGCTTCCGGGCGCGCGCTGGGCCACCACCACGACCGGCGCCGGGATCGCCTTCGTGAACCTCAACCTCCCGCGCTGAGCAAGGCCGACCATGAGCAACCGCATCACGTTTGACGAACGCTGCGCCCGCATCCAGGAGTGCGCCTGGCGCGTCGGTCAGCGCATGGACGCCAACGAGACGGCGCTGTTCTCGCGCCAGCTCGAGGCGATCGAGACGCGGCTCTTCGAGGTCAAGTACCCCGACGGGCACGCGATCGAGCTCGTCCCGCTCAACACCGCGATCGACCCCGGCGCCGAGACGTACACGTACCGCGCGTACGACTACGTCGGCCGGGCGAAGCGCGTGTCGAACTTCGCGACGGACTTCCCGCGCGTCGACGTCTCGGGCAAGGAGGTGCAGCGCAAGCTGCAGAACTACGGCGCGAGCTACGGGTTCGACCTGCAGCAGCTGCGCGCCGCGCGGTTCGCCAACTTCCAGCTCGAGCAGAAGCTCGACGTCGCGGCGCGCCGCGTGATCATGCGCGAGCTCGACCAGAAGCTCTGGTTCGGCGACACCGACATCGCGATCTACGGCCTGGCGAACAGCACGCTCGTCTCCCCGACGGCGGTGATCACCGGGACGTGGGCGAGCGCGACGGCGCTGAATATCCTCGCGGACCTGCAGAAGCTGATCAACGCGCCCTCGGTCGCGAGCAAGGGCGTCGAGCAGACGACCGCGGTCGTCCTGCCGCACGCGTCGTGGCTGATCGTCACGACGAAGTTCATGGGCGCCGAGGCGCCCGGGATGACGGTGCTCGACATGGCCAAGAAGGCCAACCCGGGCGTCGCGTTCTACGAGAGCTACAAGCTCGACCTCGCCGACGCCGAGGGCGACGGGCCGCGCGCGGTCGCGTACGCCGACGACGCCGAGAAGGTCGAGGGCCTCGTGCCCACCGAGTTCGAGGTGCTGCCGGCGGTCGACGAGGGCGGGCAGTTCACGGTCAAGGTCATGATGCGCACCGGCGGCGTGATCCTCCGCTACCCGGCGGCGGTCGCGTACATGGACGGGATCTGAGCCATGGCCAGCGCACGGCTCTGCAACCTGATGGAGGCGCCCGCGGACAACGCGTTCGTGGGCGCCAAGGCGGGCTTCGTCGCGCCGGGCGCGATCGGGGAGTTCGACATCTCGAACCCCACGGTCAAGATGCTCCTGCGCTGCAAGAAGCTCGTGACCGAGGCCGAGGTGCTCGCGTCGCGTGCCGCCGCCCTCCACGACGCGCCTAGCGCCGCAGAGCTGGCCGCGCTCCGGGCCGACCTCGCCGCGCGCGACGCGAAGCTCGCGGCGCAGGACGACGAGATGGCCGCGCGCGCCGAGGTCGCCGCCCGCGTCGAGCGGAAGCTCGGCGAGGCCGCGGCGGAGAACGCCGCGCTCGTCGCGAAGGTGGCGGAGCTGGAGGCGATGCTCGCGAGCGCGACGGCGCCCGCGGCCGAGGCCGCGAAGCCCGCGAAGGGCGAGCGCGCGTCGCGCCAGGGGTGACCGCGTGACGGTGACCGCAGCCAGCTTTCGGCTCGAGTACCCGGAGTTCGAGAACGCCGGGGACGACCTCGTGCTGCCGAAGCTCGCGGCCGCGGCCGTCCGCACCGACGCGCGCTTCTTCGGCGCGAAGTACGACCACGCGCTCGGCCTGCGCACCGCGGACCTGCTCGCGCGCTCGCCGTTCGCGCGGGACATGCAGCTGATCGCCAAGGACGACACCACGACGTACTCGCGCCAGCTCACCGAGCTGATCGAGGAGGTCGGGAGCGGGCCGTGGCTCTCGGGCATGGAGGCGGACGGCTCGCTGGCGGGGTGCCCGTGAGCAGCACGGTGCGCGACGTCGACCGGGGCGCGGCTGCCCTCGCGGAGCGGTTGCGCAACCTCGCGGCCGCCGACGAGAAGGGCGTGCGCGTCGGGATCCTGTCGGAGTCGAACGAGTCGCTTGGGGACATCGACCTCGTCGAGCTCGCGCTCATCCACGAGTTCGGCGCGCCCGACGCCAGGTACCCGATCCCGGAGCGGAGCTTCATCCGCGCCACGGTGGACGAGAGCCAGGCGGAGATCGCCGGGGTGATCCGGGCGCAGGCGAAGCTGTACTACCGCGGCGCGGTCACGCGCGAGGCCGCGCTCGACCGCGTCGGCGCGTTCGTCGCCGGGCTGTGCCAGAAGCGCATCGCCGCGCGCATCGACCCGCCCAACGCCCCCGCGACGATCGAGGGCAAGGGCTCGGACGTGCCCCTGATCGACACCGGCGCGCTCCGGGCGGCGATCACCTGGAACGTCGAGGGCGACACGTGAGCGCGGCGACCGTCGAGAACGGGCTGTCCGCGTGGGTGTCGGCGCTCACCGGCATCCCCGTCGCCAACGTCCGGTGGGTCGGCCGCAAGGACGCAGCCTCGTTCCGCGCGCCGAACACGACCGGGCCGCGCACCGGCACGGCGTGGCTGTCGTGGCTCGGCGGCGGGCGCGTCGTCGGGACCGACGAGCCGCGCGAGGAAGACAACGGCACGGCGAAGCCGGCGTCGGACGTCGAGACCGTGCTCGTGGGGCAGCGCTCGCGCGCCCTGCAGGTGATGATCGACTCCGAGACCCAGGACCCAACGGACGACGGGTCGGCCGACGCGGTCGCGCAGACGTTGCGGGACCGCCTCTGGTGGCCGTCGTCGCTCGCCGCGCTCGAGGCGCTCAACCTCGGGCTCGTCGGCGCCGAGGAGCTGGCGCGCGCGGACTACCCCGCGCACCAGCGCCAGGTGCAGCGCGCCGTTCTCGGCGTGCGCTTCAACACGACGTCGCACCAGCGCGACACGGCCGTGCCGTCGATCGAGACGGTCGCCGTCACGCCGACCTTCGAGACCCTGACCGGCGACGACGTCGCCGCGTCGCTCGAGATCGCAGGGGAGTTCTGAGCCATGCCGATCGACCAGGTCGCGAACATCTCGATCTCCGCCGAGGCGAACACGCCGACGCAGGAGAACTTCGGCGTCCCGATGCTCGTCGGGTTCCACAACCTCTGGACCGAGCGGTCGCGCACGTACTCCCGGCTCGAGGCGTTCGCCGCCGACGGCGCGTCGACCCGCGACGCGCTGTACCAGGCGATGAAGACCGCGTTCGCGCAGCGGCCGCGGCCGCCGGCCGTCAAGGTCGGGCGGCGCGCCAGCGCGTTCGCGCAGGTCGTGGACCTCACGCCGGCGTCGCCCTCGAACGGCAAGCGGTACGCCGCGACGGTCGACGGCACCGAGTACGCGTACGTCGCGACCGGGTCGGACAACCTCGCCGCGGTGTGCACCGCGCTCGCGGCGGCGCTCAACACCGCGCTCGACGCCGACGCCGACGCGATCATCGCGACGGGCGTCACGACGACCGGCACGCAGACGCTGACCACGACGTCGCTCGACGGCGCCGTCGGCACGGGCGTCATGTCGCCCGCGCGCGCGCTCGCGTTCGTCTTCAGCTCGCACGCCAACTGGGACGCGACCGTCGCTGTCGTCACCGGCACCGACGCCGCGGGCAACACGATCACCGAAAACTTCGGGATCCCCGACGGCGGCAACAGCACGACGACGGGCGTGCGGCTCTTCCGGACCGTGACGCAGGTCGTGATCCCGGCGCAGTCGGGCACCAACGGCACGTACACGCTCGGCACCGTCGCGCGCACGAGCCAGGCGGACCTGGCGGCGATCATCTCCGGCGGCGAGAGCTCGGGCTCGCTCCAGACGCTCGACGAGGGGGACTTCGACGGGCGCACCGGCGGCGACGTGATGGACCCGCCGCGGACGCTCGCGTTCGCGTTCGGCGTCCACGCCAACTGGGACGCGTCGAACATCACCGTGACCGGGCTCGACCAGGCCGGCAACACGATCACCGAGACGTTCGCGATCCCGAACAACGGCGGAGCGACCGTCGCCGGGACGAAGCGCTTCGCGCAGGTCACCGGCGTCTCGATCCCGGCGCAGAGCGGCACCGGCGGCTCGTTCGTGCTGGGGACGACGGCGCCGTTCACGGCCGCCGGCGGCTCGGGCACCAAGGTCGTGGTGACCACCACGGACGCGGGGCACGTGACCACGTTCAAGGGGATCACCAAGGAGACGATCACCGGCGTCAAGAACCAGACGCCGGACCCCGGTCTCGAGGCGGACCTCAACGCGATCAAGGCCGTGGACAACGACTGGTACGGCCTCGCGCTCGACTCCAACAGCGAGGCGGAGACCGCGGTCGCCGCGTCGTGGGCCGAGGCGCAGGGGAAGCTCTTCGCGGCGCAGTCCGCGGACACCGCGTGCAAGTCGGCGGACTCGACCACGGACGTCGCGGCGGACCTCGTGACCGCGGGCTACGCCCGCACGTCGTTCTGCTGGCACTCCGGCATCGGCGCGCAGGGGACGTGGCTCTCGCTCGGGCTCATGGCGAAGCAGTTCACCGCGCCGCCGGGCTCGGACGACTGGGACTTCAAGAAGCTCGCGGGCGTCGACGTCGACACGCTGACGGACACGGAGTTCGACGCGCTGCGGGTGAAGAACGCGACGGTCTACGTGCGCACGCGCGGGATCAACGTCACGCGCGGCGGCGACACGCCCGACGGCGAGCACGTCGACGTCGTGCGCTTCGTCGACTGGCTCAACGCGCGCATGAACGAACGGTACGTCTTCCTCCGGGCGAACAACCCGAAGATCGCGTACACCGACGCGGGCATCGCGAAGATCGTGTCCGAGTTCGAGGCGCAGCTCGCGGACGGCGTGACCGCCGGCGGGCTCGATCCAGGGAACGAGGACGAGGGCATCGACCCGCCGACGGTCACCGCGCCGCGCGTCGCGGACATCAGCCCGACCGACCGCGCGAACCGCCACCTGCCGAACGTGACGTTCAGCGCACGCCTCGCGGGCTCGGTCCGCACGATCGACGTGACCGGCACGCTGGTGCCGTAAGGAGCGACGATGACCGCTGGTAGCACCGCATCCAAGTCGTACTCGCTGCACTTCGTCGACGCCACGTTCGCGGGGATCGACCTCAAGCGCGGGTGCGGCGAGAGCGACTTCATCACGGTGAAGTACGCGACGCCGCGCGCCGTGCTGAAGGTCTCGGCCGACGGCGAGGGCGCGATCATCACGACGCTCGACGTCTCGGGGGACGTCGAGATCGTGCTCGGGCAGACCTCGCTCGCCAACGACGACCTCTCGGGCGTCGCGAACGCCGGCATCGACGCGGGCGCGGTCCAGGTCGGGGCCTTCTCGCTGCGCGACCGCTCGGGCCTGCTCGCCGCCCAGAGCCCGGACGCGTTCATCATCGAGACGCCGGACGTGAAGCGCGCGAAGGAGACCGGCGAGTACACGTGGAAGCTCAAGTGCGCGCACCTGCGCATCCAGATCCGCGGCAACCCGAGCATCGCGACGGGGTGAGGTGAGACGTGGGACGCGAGACGCATCGGCGCACGATCGGCGGGCTGCGGTACGAGCACACGGAGCTGCCGTCGCGCGCGCGCAACCGCGTGGGCGTGCTGCTCACGCAGGTCCTGGCGCCTGGGGCCACCGGCGTGGGCGCGCTCCTCGGGGCGGAGTCGCTCGCCGCGGGCGGCGCGGCCGCGCTCGGCGCGTCGGTCGAGACCCTGCTCACGCGGTGCGACCCGGACAAGGTCGAGACCATCCTCAACGCGTTCGCGGAGCACACCCGCGTCGCGCTCGACCCCGCGGGCGACCGGGTCAAGAAGCTGCTCGAGGTCTACGACGACCACTTCACGGGCGACCGCTACGCCGACCAGCTCGACTGGCTCGTCTGGGCGCTCGAGGTGAACTTCGCCCCTTTGGTCGGTCGCGCCCTCGCGCTGTACGCGGCGCTGGGCGCGAGGTTCGCGACGACGGGAGCATCGACGACCCCCGCGCCGGCGCCGAGCGAATCCGCGTAGTCCCGCCGCCGGGCGTCTGCTGGGAGATCCACCGGGTCGCGACGTCGGGGCGCTACCAGGACTCGCTGCACCTGATCGAAACGGAGTGGTCGTGGTGGGACGTGCTGGACGCACTCGACGTGATCGAAGCGCTCGAGGACGCCGAGCACGCGGCGCGGGCGCGCGCGGGGCACGGGTGACGCCGTGAGCGCGTTGAGGGAAATTTTCGCTCGATTTGGAATCGAGTTCGACACGACCGCGCTCGAGCGCGGCATCGGCGCGGTCAACAACGCCGTCGGGACGATCCGGTTCGCGGTGCGCGAGATCACCGGCAACGACACCGTCGGCGCCGTGCTCAACTTCGCGAACGGCTTCGAGCAGGTCGCCGGCGCCCTCGAGGACACGTCGAACAGCCTCGGGGTCACGACCGCCGAGCTGCAGTCGTTGCAGCACGCGGCGCGGCTCGGGGGCGTCGAGACCCAGCAGCTGACGGCGGCGCT